TCAGAGCAATTTTTTATATTGATAATCTTGTAAGAGAGATAGCATTATCCAGATTCTTCGGTCACACTTCGCCCAGACCGGGCGAAAAGTAAACATTATCCGAGTTCGAACATGGCACTTAGCGTTAGAGCATTACAGAGGCGGTTGACCGGTACCTCGAGCTCCGTCTTCATTCAACGGCGGTTCAAGTACATACGCTAACACATACCTGAACGTAGGGTTTTTCTCCCTTCTTTCTAGCCTATTTTCACTCTATTCAAATAATCAAACCGCGGCAATTTGCGATCGTGGTCCTGTTAAGGATACTGATTAAGTACTCTTGGAGGCGAAGAGTTTTCCTTCCCTGCGCTATTAAGCCAGGTTTACGGGCACCCGATATTAGCCGGTGCTTGCTTTATTCCTCTGTAGTTGCCTGGATTTTTCTAATGTGTGAGCCGTGGACGCGAATCTGTATGATATTGTTGTAGTAATCGTCTGTTTCTAATACACAATTCTCAAACTGTAGTTTTGCTTCTATATATGAGCATTCTGCCTTTGATTTACAATAATATAATATTTCTCGCCTAAACTTGTCGGTGCCTAGTAGTTCTATATCTGCAGTAACATTAGGAGAACTTCCATAATATGTCCTCCAATCACTGTCGATCTTTGATCTGATTTTCTTTTTCTTTTTGGTGCCGTTCTTTAACTTTACAGTCTTGTAGGTCGTTTTACTAAACTTTGCCAACTTCTTGCCTATGTATTTTCTATTGTTTGTTAAATTTGTAATAATATAAACAAAACCTACACAGTCTTCTGGGAGCGTTTCCACTAGAGAATTTTGATAGTACCATGTCATAATACTACTGTTTATCATCTAGCGTCTTTACACCTAGTCGATCTTGGATTTTGTTTTGGTTTTCTTTTGTTGTGCCTGTTGTCGTTCTTGCCTTTTCTGTGCCTTTTTGTTTTTTATATTCTGTTCGTGTTCCTTGACCGCTGCCAAACTAGCAGCATATAGGATCTTTTCTATTTTAATCATCTTACGCAACTGGTTCCTCATGTTCATACCAGACTCTTTGCTGGTATGCCGTAGGAAAACCGTGTGTTGATTATGCATCTCAACTAGATGCAACACATATTCCTTATACAGTTTTTTATATAGATCAAATTTTTCAGTTAACATAATCTATACCATTACCGTAGTATTCAAGAAACAGATTTTTTGATTTTTAATTCTATCATAGAATTTTAACGATATTCCTAAATGTTTCACTATATTTCGCCTTGAAGCTCTGAGCTATTTTCGTAAGATGTGAACCCGTTATTTTTGACAACTCTTAATATATTGTTAACGCGACTAATTAATTCGTCTTTATGAGATATGAGAAAGATATTTTTGTTTCGTTCTCGAGACATCTTTTTTAAGACAGATAATGAAGCCTCGACTCCAGCCGAATCTAACCCGCTATCAACCAGCTCGTCAATGAACAATAGATTGATGCTTTGATATAATCCTTCCCAAACATCACGGAAAGCAAAGCTCATGCTGAGTATCAATCTGTTTCGCTCACCTCTGCTGAGATTGTCAAAATCTAGATCTTGCCCTAGTTGAGTGATCTCTACAGTTAGGTCATTTTGGAATATAACTTGATGAGGTAATCCTAGCCGATTGATATAATAGCTCAGTCTCTTGTTTAGATACAGGAGATTCTGATCGATGATTTTCTTGCGTATAAAACTGTCTTTATTGGTCAGTAGTTTGTGTAAAAACTCTTGATGGTCCCTCAGTTTTGTCAGTTCATTAACAACATCCCAAGAGATTGGTTGCAGAGCAGTCTTTTTTAGTTCTTCTACTTGTTCGCTGTAAGGATTTAGTTCGCCGACTCGGGTAGTCAGGCTTTTTTCTAAACTCTCCATGTTGTTCTTGTGACCCAGAGCTTCTGCTTCGCTGTCATAAAACGTCACTGGCCTGTGTGCTAAATCACCAATAGTCTCAATAGATTTGTCGGTTGCAAGCAACTCAGTCCTGATTTTTTCTTGATAGTCCAACGCATCTACAAGATGTTGGGCAAGTTCTGCAGTCATTTCTTTGTGCTTGTGATCATGCAAATCCTGCAAACATGCTGGACAGGTTTTATCCTGTAGTTTTTCTAGTTCGGTATTGTACTTGTTTACTGTTTTGTCAGCTTGTATCTGTGCGGATTCTAATGTAGCTTTTTGTTTTCTTAGTGCAGTCAGCTGATTATTTTTTTCATTCCAACTTTTAAGTTGTTGATGTAACTCTAGTTCCTGTTCGATATCTACAGTCTCTAGCTTCATGATGGCTCGTCCGAGATTTTCTATATCAGCTTCCTGTTTGTTATTCCAGGCCGAGCTCTTGATAATCAGGCTGTCGATGCTTTTTTGCACATTTTCATTGGCTGTTTTGATAGCGTCGATCCGGGCGGTCTCCGATGCTATAGCATCCTTGGTCTCTTTAACTTGTATTTTTAATACTTCTGCTTTTTCGCTCAACATAGTGATACCCAACAACTGTTCAATGACTTCTCGTTGCTCTGTGGGTTTCATTGACAAGAAAGGCTCTGTATAGGTGTTTAAAGCCACTAAGTGCTTGAACATGGTATGCGTGAGTCCTAGCATCTGTTCGATTGCTTTTTGCGTTTCTCTGCTGTCACCTTGTGCATCGTCTCTGGTAGCATTGGGATCTACTAGTTCTTGTTCATTGACGTACAGTTTAAGTATGTTGGGCTTGCGACCTCGTTCGATACGATAAAAGGAACCGTTCTTTTCAAACTCTACGGTTACCAACATGGCTTTGCTGTTGATCTTGTTGATTAGATTTTCTCTTCTTATGTTTGTAAGTGCCTGCCCATATAACGCATAGCTAAGAGCGTTGATGATAGTGGTCTTACCAGTACCATTCCTGGAGCCACTATCGTCACCACCTAGATCTAGATTACTACCTAACACTAGTGTTAGATGCTCGCGATCAAAATCGACTGCCTGTGAAACATTTCCTACTGACATGAAATTTTTCACTGTTATATTACGGATGTTGAACATTTTTATATCGCTTTCATAGATTATTATAAATCTCCAACAAGGTATTGCGATCGAACTGTTCCGAATCAATGTTTACTATTTGTTCTGTCACGATCTGATCTACAGATTCAAACTTGGCATCGGGATTGTCTTCTGCAGTTCCATCCATTACAATCCTGTCCTGTATCAGGCTTATTTCTCTTATGTCATATTCTGTGATAAAAGTTTCTTTGATAAAGTTGGCTTCTTCGTAACTGATATCGATATCTAGATTAACCTTGATATGCATTTTTGATTTCATGATTTCGTCTTTGCGATCAATCAGCTCGGATAATTTTACGGTGCGATATTTAGGACAGTCGGGCCAGTTAACAAACTTCGGCTCACCACCCCATTCGAGAATCATCATACCCCGTTCGTCGTCCCAAGTGTCTGCAAAGTTATGCGGAAACGCATTACCGATATACCAGATATTACCTTTGTTCTGTCGTTTATGGAAGTGTCCAGAGAACACATATTCTGGACCCGAAAAACTGTCTGCTTTTAGTTCACCGTGGTCGGGCATTTGCACCATAGCGTTCATAAAGAACAACGGCAACTCCAAATGTCCGAACACATAGCGGCTTTTGATCTTTTCCATGGTGCGCCATTCGTCTCCTACTAACCAAGGAACCAAGGTAACATCTTTGTGGGTCATAATACTGTCTACTACAGTGACTCCCGGAATATGTCGGCCAAACGCCGACGAATGTATGTTACGATTGTCTTTGTAAAACAAGTCGTGATTGCCTGGAAACCAAAAAAACTGTTCAAAAGCAGCACCTAGTTTTTCCAATAAACTTAATGAGGTATTAAGAGTAAAAAGGTTTAAGCTATTTCTATTATGACTCCAATCTCCCATAAAGATACATGTTTCGCATCCTTCTTTCTTTGATTGCTCAATAAACCAATCTACAAATTCTTCGCAATCTCTTAAATGGGTTGCAGAGTTAGACTTTAGCCCAACATGCAAATCAGTAAACACTGCTACTTTCTTAAATAAATTACTCAAACACTTTCCTTTATAAAATACTCTATACTTCTCTGTTAAAGTATAGCATTTTTATTTCGTTAGATTCAACCTCAAAATTCTTCAAAACCTTAACTAAGTTGATTACTTTTTGATTTCGCTATCTTCGTCTTCGACTACTTCGTCGTCGCTTTTTGGCATACGCATATTTTTGTATAGCTCTGCTTGTCGGGCGATTTCCTCCGCATACTCTAAACTATGTTGTCTAGTTGTACTGGGAGTCAGTCCTGCATTCTCCAAAAGATCGTCACGGATATTTTGGCTTTTCTTTTCGAGATTAAGTATACGAGTAAAGCTGTTGGTAACAGCGGCAGTGTAGTATGCAAACGGGTTTTCTGATTTTGATTCGTCAAACTGTAGACCGATCTGGCTCAACTGTAGTATTGCCTGTCCTTTCATCTCTTCGATGTAGGTATATCCTCGCCAGTTGGCTCTTTGTGCATAACGCTCCGACAGTTTGATAAACATACGTCCGAGATTTTCTGTGATACGACCGTGATCCTTGCTGTACTTTCCAGTCTTCATTCCGCCTTGCCAGTGGCTTTTGCCAACACAGATCAGCTCATCTTCCTCGTTGAACTTCCAGTGCTGGAACGGAGGAAAATTTACCTTGTCGTAGCCGTCGGCTGTGTTTTTTACGGTTTTTTTGCGCCCGGGTGACAGCGGAATGTGATCAAACGTCATTATGCGTATAATGACATCAGTTTTGTCGATAGTTTTATAATCTGGGGTGCATTCGGCTAGTTTGATTTTTTTATCCCCTGCTAGCCTTGCTGCCGTAAATGCAGCAATTCCTATGCGTTTGGCTCTTGCACGCTTGGCATCTGCTACAGTGCGTATGTTTATTTTATCTAAACCTGACAAAATAATATCGTGTTGGCTGTATTCTGGTTTGACAAAGCTGGAATAAGAGCATTTGCTTCGGTGTATTTCTGCTAGTAAATCTCTGTTGTTTAGGTATTTTACCTTTCTGGTTGTGAATCCAATGGTCATATTATTATCCTTAT